AGGATGCAGACGATATCACCGGCTTGCATATGCGGTGGATCTGCGAGTGGGGTGAGCTGGATGGTGGTATCAAGAACCGCGACAGTGCAGGCCTCAAGAATTTCATCACCCGGAAGACTGACCTAGTACGTGAGGCATATGGCAAGGGCCACAAAGAACGGCCGCGTTCTTTCGTCTTATGCGGCACCACCAACAAAAAGGACGGCTTTTTCAGTGATGAAACTGGCAACCGCCGCTTCGTGATATTCAATGTTGAAGAGCGCATCAACAGCGAGAAGATCGAGGATTTGCGCGACCGGATCTGGGCAAGCGCAAAGCGCGAGTATTTCAAGGGCACGCAGTGGTTCCTAGATGAGGCCGAGACGCAGATCAACAATGACCGCAACCGTGGCCTATATGCTGAGGACCCGTGGCTAGAAAAGATCTCCTCACACCTGGTCTACCGGTCCACCGAGTACGTCATCAGCAGTGACTTGTTGACTCACGTGCTGGAGGTGCCGATCGAACGCCAGACGCAACGGGAGCTGGTGCGGATCAACCGCATCCTGACTGCGTGCGGATATTACAAGAGCCGCAAGAAGCTCAATGGCTCGTTCAAGCATATCTGGCGGCGTTGCGGCACTGACGAGTGATACCTACCTATTACCCGCCCTTACCGTCTGTTACCTACTCATGTCTTTTATGGTTGTTCGATCTCTTAACTGCGATAGCAGGGGTGAGCAGGTATTACAGGTAAGGGTAGGTAATGCAAGGCGTCAATCGGGACGCGGCCAGTGTCCGGTTTACTTACTTTACCCCCTATATAGGGGGGGGTTAGAAAAAAAGTTGGTTGTCGGGAAGGGAAAAAAGGAGTGGGTAGGTAAGTAGGTAAGTAGGTAATTTGCGTTAGATTTGAGACATGGCCCCAAGGACTCCAGAAAGCATTCGCAAAGACCAACTCAGGGTGGTCAAACAGTGGCTCGACTTGTCCTGGCCACGGCACCGGATATATGAGTCTGCTGCACAAGCCTGGGACTTCGATAATGACCAGACAGACGCGCTGATTTCAGACGCGAGGTCTGAGTACAAGAGCTCAATGAGTGTGGAGCGCTCGGAGTTCCTGGCACAGCAGATGACCAGGCTGGAGGCACTCGCTGCCAAGGCCCAGGAAGACGGGCAACTGGGTGTGGCGTTAGGGTGTTACCGGGAGTTGCATATGCTCGCGAGTCTTACCGGCAAATGATGGAAGAAGGCGTGTGGGTGGAATATGAGGATCTCAAAGCTTGGGTAAGTAGTCACCACCTAGTGCATGAGAAATATTTGATGCTGCAGCGTCTTTACGAGCGGCGCAAAGAATCAAGCAAACCACCCGTCACACATCCGCTCTGAGGCGGCTGCGCCGTCACGGACAAAAGCGATATTGATCAGCTCATCAAGCATGACCTGGGGTGCGTCGATTTTCAGCAGCTCACGCCCCAACACAATCAACTCGTCGATGCTGAGTGTCTGGGCTTTAGTGGTGAACTGTTCGAGGGTGGTCATTTGCTTGAGGTGTGGAATTGGGTGGGAGGGGCGGTGAAGGATTCTAGGTCGCTTTTTGCTCACCTGAGGGTCCGTTTTGCCCTCCCATATACGTAGTATATCACACCCGATCAGGGTGTGTCAATACTTTCAGTCCACATTATCGAAGTGGCTGGCCTCTTCGGTCGGCTCATTGCGCAACTCTTCAATGCTGCGCATGCAGGCCTCGAAGGTGCGCATGTTCTGCTGGTAGACCTGCTGCCAGCCGAGCTCTTTATCAAGCTTGGCTTGCTTTGCCCGGTAGGCGAAGGTCATGGCCAGATCAGTGTTCTGGCGGATGATTTGTGCTTTTTCGAAGCCGGTCATAATCAGAGAAAAAGGGGCTCATTGCCTCCCATATACGTAGTATATCATGCCAAAAAGGAAAGTGTCAATCCTTTTCAGCATGAATCACTCGATAAAAGGCCAGTTCAAGGGCAGTAAGGCCTTTAGTAGATTTGGCCGCAGCTGCTTTTTTTTTGGCTGCAGCAATGACGTCCTGGGGGCGATGCCCCCAGCCGGTTTGGCCTGTCATTCGGCATGCATGGCGCGATAGGTGGCCAGGCCTTGCTCGGTCAGGCAGATGTAGCGCTCAGACTTGACGTTGCTATTCCAAGAGGTGGTCTCCATCATGCCTGCCTTTTTCAGATTGGACAGACGGGGTGCATTTTTCAGACTGATCTTGGGGATATCACGGCCAAGACGTGCGGCGGGAGGATGGCCGTTCTCGAAATTAACGTCATCGGTGGCAGCATAGATGGCAGATGCCAGCTCAAAGAAGAAATCCTTGGTGGCCTGATTCAGCTTGTCCCAAGTGATGCCGCTGCTCTTGGTCTTCTTGGTGGCTTGGGGCAGGATTTTGGCCTGGGCTTCAATCTCAATCAGCTTGGCCAGGGTGATGACTGCATCGTCTTTGCTGATGCGCTTATTACCGGCAAAGATGTAGCCATTGGGGCGGAATTCGATGCCGCGATTCCGGGCAACGCTGCCGTCTTTTTTCGAGACTTGCAGCTGGCGCTCAACGATGTGAAGAGCTTGTTCGGTGAAGGTGCGGGCCACGGTGTGAAAGGGAGGGCTCTTTGCCCTCTATATACAAAGTATAACATATGCTTTCACAAAATGTCAATAGTTTAATATCAAATCATCACGTCTAATGCATCAAGTGCTCCTACGTTTTGACACATAGCTGCCTGCTGCACTGTGCGAATATCACGCCGCTGCAGGCAAGCTCTTTCTAGGATCTCCTCTTTGCTGCCACCCTCTTCGGCTGCCTGCATGTAGGCCTGCAGTTTTTTGCGTGCGCCATTTGGGATGTGGATCATCAAAGATTTAGTGTCGATACATCTGGTGATGGCCTGCCTGATCCACCAGTACGCATAAGTCGACATTTTGTAGCCGCATTCAGGATCGTATTTTTCAGCTGCCCGTTGTAGTCCTAGGGTGCCTTCTTGGATCAGATCCTGGAAAGTGAGTGGCGTGCCTTTAATAGCAAATGTATATTTCTTGGCCACCGATATCACCAGCCGCAGATTACTGCACACAAATTGATCACGAGCACGCCGACCTGAGCGCACGATCGACGGTGGGGGATCAGGGTGCTGCAACCACGCTTGAATACGCCGGCCAAGCTCGATTTCTTGATTCTGGGTCAACAGCGGATACCGTGTGGCAGTTGCGATGAAATCGCCGATATCCGTCATTGTTGCAAGGAATTCAACGCATAAAATAGCGAATGAGTGGATATCAGATCAAGTGCCGAGCATACTGGATTCTGTGACAGATGGCTTAATCCTGTCAGATCCAGATGATGAAGGTGTGTCTGCAGAACAGGTGTTAAATCGGCTAAATGCCACATTGCTGCCACATCAAACCGCATTCTGCGAGGATCAAGAACATCGGATCCTTGGCCTGGTGTCAGGTTTTGGTGCCGGTAAGACATACGGCTTGTGCGCTAAAGCCATCAATATCGCAGCCGCCAATATTGGCTACGTGTCGGCAATCTTTGAGCCGGTTGCACCGATGCTGCGCGATATCCTCGTGCGGTCGATGGATGATCTGCTTGAGGCCATCGATCTGCCGTATGACTTCAGAGTATCGCCGTTGCCTGAGTATGTTCTGAAATTTAAAGAAGGCGAACACACCATACTGTTGCGGACAATGGAAACCTGGAACCGCATCCGAGGCCAGAACCTTTGCGCGGTAGGTTTTGACGAAGTAGACACCACTAATAAGCGAACGGCTGAGCAGGCATCACGTATGGCGCTGGCCCGCTTGCGCTCTGGCAATGTGCAGCAGTTCTATGTGGCGACCACCCCTGAGGGCTTTGGTTGGGCTTGGGAGACGTTTGAGCGTGAGACAGCACCTGACCGCCGGTTGATCCGTGCACGGACTGCCGATAACCCGCACCTGCCTGACGGGTTTATTGACTCGCTGATGGCCAATTACCCAGAAAAGCTGATCAAGGCATATCTAGAGGGGCAATTCGTCAATCTCAATACGGGTGCTGTCTATGACCGGTTCAATCGTGAGATGCACGTCTGCCAGCCGCCGATCGGCCTTGATGATGAACCATTGCGTGTGGGTCTTGATTTCAACGTGTCGAATATGTCAGCTGTCATTGCTGTGCGTACCGGCAAGCAGCTTCATATCATCGATGAGGTAAGTGGTGCACATGATACTGACGCACTTGCTAAAGAGATCAAGTCGAGATATCCTCACCGCAAGGTCTATATTTATCCTGATGCTTCTGGCGGCAACCGCAGCACAAACGCGACACGCACTGATATTCAAATATTGGAATCTTATGGTTTTAGCAATCAGTCTCCCAAGGCAAATCCTCCAGTACGTGATAGGGTGGCTGCTGTTCAAGCTGCTTTGGAGAACGGCAAAGGCGAGGTAAGGCTGCAGATTGCGCAAAAGTGCGTCCGCACGATCGAATCACTAGAGCTTCAAAGTTACACAGATAAAGGTGAACCCGACAAAGACGCCGGGTATGACCATATGAATGACGCTTTAGGATATCTCGTCTGGCGTGAGCTGAACCCGCTCTACGTCAACGCCGGCAGGGGCACAGGTATCCGGCTCTATTAAACTGCAATTATCGGGCTTTGGGCGGTCGTGTATTCAGGGTACAACTTTTACGACCGCAAAGCAGCGGCCAATGTCACGCATGTTAATGACCCTAATGGTGCGTGGGTCAATCAAGAACCGCACTGGGTGCTGATCGAAGACCTGATCGGCGGCACGTATGAAATGCGAAGGCGGCACAGGCGATACCTGCCGCAAGAAGTGCGTGAGTTGGATGAAAGCTACGATCGGAGACTTGCCCGCAGTGTGTGCCCACCGTATGCACAGCGTCTCGAAAGGATGCTGGCCGGCATGCTCACTCGCAAGCCTGTCAGGCTGAATGACTCATCGGACATGATTCGTGAGCAGTTATTCGACGTTGACCTGATGGGCAACGACCTGAATATGTGGACCTATGAAACGGCCCGCAAGATGATCAGGTATGGGCATATTGGTGTGTTGGTAGATGCACCACCTGCTGGCACCATGGGCCGACCATATTGGGTGACATATACGCCACGTGACATCCTCGGCTGGCGGTCAGAGCTGGTTGATGGCGCACAGCGGCTGACCATGCTGCGATTGGCTGAAAAGGTCACGGAGCCTGACGGCGAATTCGGCGAGAAGGTTGTCGATCAGATCCGGGTGCTGACGCCTGGTGAATTCAAGATCTACCAACGCAAAGAGAAAGGCGACTTCGAGATCACAGATGAAGGCACCACCAGCACCACCGAGATCCCATTTAGTGTGGCATATGCCAACCGGGTCAATTTCCTTGAATCGCGGCCACCGCTTGAAGATATTGCGGAGCTAAACCTCAAGGCATATCAAGTCCAATCTGACCTAGACAACCAGCTGCACATTTCGGCCGTGCCGATGCTGGCATTTTTCGGATTCCCATCTGCTGCTGAGGAAGTAAGTGCTGGTCCAGGTGAGGCCATTGCATTCCCAGCAGAGGGCCGTGCTGAATATATCGAGCCTGCAGGCAACAGCTTTGATGCGCAGTTCAAGCGGCTAGAGCAAATCGAGCAGCAGATCAACGACCTAGGTCTGGCGGCAGTGCTGGGTCAGAAGCTGTCAGCCGAGACTGCCGAAGCTAAGCGGATCGACCGCAGCCAAGGCGATTCGACAATGATGGCGATTGCTCAACAAATGCAGGACATGATCGACAACTGCCTGCGATTTCACGGTGAATTTCTGCAAGACACACAGCCTGGCAGCTGCTACATCAACCGTGATTTCCTGGGTCAAAGGCTCGATGCACCTGATATTGCTGCACTACTGCAACTATATACGGCCGGCACTATCACGCAAAAGACGCTGCTAGATCGGCTGGCTGATGGCGAGATCCTGGGCGATGAATTTGAAGTCGAGGAAGAATTGGAGGCCACACAGCTTGACGGACTGGCAGCAGAGCCCGATGTACCGCAAGTGACGCCTGATCAAGACGAATCCGTTCTGCCTGAGTGATGACTAGTGAGCACGCCGACTGTACTGTTCCGTAATGCCATCGACCTGAATAGGTACAGCAACAACGTATCTAGACGACTGGTCGAATCATACAACCGCATTATTCTGGAATCGCTGCGCGAGTTGGACGTGTTGGGCGTCGAGAACCCAACCTACCGGGCTGTTCGGTTACGGTCGATATTGGCACAGCTCAAAGAATCATTGGATGGATGGTCTACTGAAAGCTTGGACCTTCTGGCTGAAGAGCTGACCGGGCTTGCTGAGATCCAATCGACACAGGCTGCTGCCAACCTGCGGAATGTATTGCCACGCGGCATGCGCGATGCGGTCAACACAGTCGAGATCAGCCCTCAATTTGCCCGCTCTGTGGTCACGACTGATCCGCTTGACACTGGAGTGGCGGTGCTTAGCGACGAGCTAAGAGATGTACCTGCCGCATTCAGTTTGACGGCAAGGCAAGGTGCTGTGATCACGCTGCCTGGTGGTGGCACCGTGCAAAAGGCATTTCGAGGACTAGCAGAGCAAAATGCTGCTAGATACGGACAGATCATTCGCGATGGATTACTAACTGGCGAGACCACCGACCAGATAGTCAGGAGATTGACGGGTACACTGCGGTTTGGACAGCGAGCTAGATCTGCACGACAGCAAGCACAGGCAGGCGGGCAAGTGACCAGCCTGGCGAATCGGCAGGTAATGGCACTGGTGCGAACGACCATCAATCAAGTGTCGACTGCAGCCAGTCGGGCTACCTACGAAGCCAACCGCAGCATCACACCTAAATATCAATATGTGGCCACGCTTGACAGCCGCACATCACCAATCTGCCGTGAGCTTGATGGTCAGGAGTTCCCGTATGGCGAAGGTCCGACACCACCACAGCATTTCAACTGCAGATCTACCATCGTGCCGGTTGTAGATTTCGAGGCGCTGGGACTGCCCAAGCCACCTGAAGGTATGCGAGCTAGTGCGAAAGGGCAAGTGCCAGCCGACATGACATACGGCGAGTGGATCTACAGCATGCGCAATACGGATGAAGGCCGAGAAGAAATCAAAGCAGCATTCAAGACCAAAGCGCCATATTTCATGCATATGGCTAAGAAATTTGGGCCGAACCAGGCGATGCGCAAATTCTTGAGGGATGACGGGTCTGAAGTAACATTGGATGTACTTCGCAGACGGTACCCCAGTGTCTGAGATGCACTCAAAATACAAATTCACGCATCAAGGTGAGGCAGCACCAGCTGTACCACCAGCCAAACCGGCAGCCAAGAAAAAGGCCGCTAAGAAAACCACTACCGAGGACGAGTGATGCCTGGCTATCGCGGACCCAAAAAGCCACCCCAATCAAAGATGGGTGGGAAGAAAAAGCCTAAAAAGAAAAAATGAAAAAAGGCACCCGAGTAAGCTGGATGTACCAGGGCAAGCGCACTTTTGGTGTTGTGACGGGCTCGGGTGGAAAACGTGCCAGCATCAAGACCAAATCAGGTGGCACCGTAACCCGTGTAGGCTCTGATGATGATCCGGTGATCCGCATCAAGTCAGAGTCCACTGGAAATGCCGTACTCAAAAAGAAATCTGAGTTACGTGCTGCACCAAAGCGTAAGTGAAGTAAAGTAGATACGCAATCAACCCTGCGGGTTATTCATGGCCGAAGAACAGATCCAAGAGGCTGCGCCGACTGGTGACACTCCCGATGTAGATGGGCTCAAGAATAGCGTTTCAGCACTTGAGAAAAAGAACAGTGAGCTGATCGCCGAGCTTAGAGCTGCCAAAGCTAAAGCACCCAAGTTGCCTGAAGGCGTCAATGTTGATGAGCTGCTGGAATTCAAGCGCAAGACTGAACAGGCGGAACTTGAATCGCAGGGCAAATATACAGAGGCACGGCAGGCTCTGGAGCAGCAATTTCGAGATGCCACGGCAGAAAAGGATCAACGTATCGCCGAGCTAGAAGCCCGTGTGCGGGAGCTTGAGCTGATCACACCTGCTGTCAGTGCATTGGCAGATGTGGTGCACGATCCAGACATGATCCTCAAAACCAAACTCAATAGCAGTCAGATCGAGCGTGAATCTGACGGCTCTGTAGTGGTGGTCGATGGCTACCAACGCACACCCGTAACCGAATGGGCAAAAACGCTGCCTGCATGGATGCAAAAAGCACCTCAGCCGCAAGGTGGCGGTGCACCAGTCGGCAGGGCAGCAGGTGAGATCCCGCCAGGCACGAAAAATCCATTCGAGCAAGGGCCGAATTTCAATCTCACCGAGCAGTCACGGCTATTCAGGACAGATCGGGCGCTTTATGACCGATTGAAGGCTGCCGCAGGGCGCTAAAGTGTACACGAACGTTTGATACGGCTGCGCCGTTCAAGCCAGGGCTGCGCCCACCACACCGTAAACCATTCTTGAGGATCAGTCATGGCGACTCTTCGCTCTGACATTATCATCCCCGAGGTATTTACGCCGTACGTCATCGAGCAAACCACACAGCGTGATGCCTTCTTGGCTTCCGGTGTGGTGCAGCCTATGGCCGAGCTGAATGCCACCGAGGGCGGTGATTTCGTCAAAGTCCCTTTCTATAAGGCAAACCTGTCTGGTGATTTCGAAGTGCTGTCTGACAGCTCTTCACTGACACCCGGCAAGATCGAAGCTGATCAACAGATCGGCGTGATTCTGCACCGTGGCCGCGCCTTTGAGGCACGCGACCTGGCTGCTCTTGCAGCTGGCTCCGACCCGATGGCCGCTATTGGCAGCAAGATTGCCGACTATGTGGCACATCAGCGTCAAAAGGATCTGGTCAGCTGCCTGACCGGTGCTTTCGGCAGCCTGAATGCCAACGACAGCAACTCTGCGCTGTTTAACCTGTGCATCGACTCTGAGTCTGGTGATACCCCTACCACTCTGAGCCCCCGCACTGTGGCTAAAGCACGTGCGCTGCTGGGCGACCAGGGCGACAAGCTGACCGCCGTGGCCATCCATAGCAATGTGTACTATGATCTCGTTGAGCGCAACGCGATTCAGTACGTATCCACTGAGGATGCACGTGGTACCACCACCACCCAATCTGGCGGTGATCTCACCAATGCCTTTGGCAACCCCGAAGTGCCGACCTTTATGGGCCTGCGCGTGATCGTCTCTGACGATGTGCAGACCACCGGCTCTGGCTCTTCCACTGAGTACGGATCGTTCTTCTTCACTGCAGGCGCAGTCGCATCTGGCGAACAGATGGGAATGCAGACTGAGGTGGACCGGGACATCCTCGCGAAGTCCGACGCAATGTCCTTGGACCTTCACTACGTCTACCACCCGGTGGGCCTGAAGTGGGGTGTCACGACCACCAACCCGACCCGCTCCGATCTTGAGACCGTGGGCAACTGGGAACAGGTGTACGAGAACAAGAACATTGGCATCGTTCGGGCCACCAACGTCAGCAACCAAGACTGAGGTAACTAACGATGGCATCAATTTTTGAAGCAACAGCGGGCAAACTTATCGGCCCGACCACTGGCGGCACTGTCACCCAGGCCACCAACAAAACCACCGGCGTGACGCTCAACACGGCATCCGGTCAGATCACCATGAACGGCGCTGAGCTGGCTGGTGGTGCTGAGGCCACCTTCACGGTGACCAACAGCGAAATCGCAGCCACTGACGTTGTGGTGGTCAACCACAGCTCTGCTGGTACTGCCGGCTCTTATCTCGTGCAAGCTAACAGCATTGCTGCTGGCTCGTTCGCGATCACCGTGGCTAATGTTGGCTCTACCGCCAGCGAAGCCATTGTGCTGAGCTTTGTGGCTCTGAAGGGCGCAAGCTCCTAATGGGTCTGTTCGCTTTCAGGCGAGCGCAGGAACGTGAGGCTACTGCGAAAGCGGTGGCCTCCGCGCCTGTAAAAGCCAAACGCAAGCCTTCATCAAAGAAGACCAATGGCAGTAACAATCGTCGCGACCGTAGGATCAGCGACAGCCAATAGTTACATCACATTAGATGATGCGGACGACCTGGTAGATGCCATGGTGAATAGCACAGATGTGGCCCAGTGGTCATCAGCTACAGATGATCAAAAAAATAGGGCATTGGCTACTGCTACACAGCGGCTTGACCGTGAGAGATTCCTCGGGGCACGGGCCACAGATACGCAAGCGCTGCAATGGCCTCGCACTGGCGTCCGCAAGCCCGACACATATCTGAACACGTACGCGGTGGGCTTTCCATTCCGCATCACGACTGACTATTACACCGACGAAGAGATCCCCGACCAGATTCAGCGAGCACAGGTCGAACTGGCGGTTTATTTGCATAACAATACTGATGGTCTTGGGCTGAGCGGTCTTGAAGATTACAAGAGCGTGCAGATCGGCAATCTAAATGTCACGCCCGA